GCTTCAGCAGCACCGAGGTTTTTGGCCGACTTACTGGCCGATTCCAGTGCCGCCATTTGCTGCGCCTCCTGCTGTTGCTCTGCTCGTTGCTGACGAATCTGCGCAACTTCTTCTTCGGTGTTCATCATCTTGGCTGGAACACCACGGTCATAACCCAGACCACGGGCCAGTGCATCGCTGTTGACCACATCGAGGATTTCAGGAATGACATTACCCAATCCAGCCAGTTCGCCAATCCACATCGACATACTCTGGGCGCGTTCGTTCTTCTGCGCCCGTGGGATCGGTCCGGTATATTCAATATCCAGATCAGCCTGCACCAGACCTTCTGGCGGTTGTGGCAACTGTCCATTTCGCGCCAGCGTCCGGTAGGTCATCTCAATCAGCGGATCAAGCAGATCGGCCTGCAAGCGTCCCAGGGTCGGGGCGAACAGTTCCATCATCTGCTGCAGTCGCGCCATCACCTCGGTTGCGGTCATCGCCGGTGATTCTTTCAGGTCGAGTTTGTTGGTGAAATACACGCTGCGGATACTTTCCTGCAAGCGTTCGATTTCGATGTCACTGAACGCCATCGGGTTCGGTGGCAGCAGGCGTTCCAGTTGATCCATGTCGGTGACCAGTGTCAGACCCCCGGTGGTCAGGTCAAGATCAGTGACCAGCCCCCGTTCGGTAGACTTCATCGGCGGGTCGATTTCCTTGATCCGTGCTTCACTGGTGGCCTGTACCGTTTCGTTCAGTTGCAGGATGTCTGACAGGCAGACAAACGCCGGACTGTGGCCCCAGTCGGTTCCACTGACTTTCTTCCAGCGCGAGACATAGGCAGGCATCTCGTAGTAGCCGCCTTCTTCCAGAACCTCGGCACTGTTATGCAAAACATACTTATAAGCGTACTTGCGTTTTTTCGGCGCAATCCGCTTGCCGTTATATTCCATACCGTCTTTGCGTTCATAGACGCAGAACACGACATCGTGCTTCTGATCTACGTTGGCATCGTCACCGGCTCCGTCCATAAACTCAAAATCGAAATCGGGGAACTTGTCTTCCAGTTGCAGACGGGTGTACTGGAGCCTGCGATAGACCCTGAGTACGTTGCCGTCAGCACCCATCTCGAAATAGCCGTCTTTAATCGGTATGGCGGTAAAGGTCACGCCGTCCCAGTTTTCTTCTGATTCTTCTTCTTCAAACAGGATGGCGGTGCCAAAGCTGCACAAATCCAGATAGGTTTCGGCAATCTCCATGTTGAAGTCAGATTCCAGTAATGCCTGCCAGATTTCTTCCTGTACTGCTTCAATCCACTCGGTTGCTTCCTGGTTATCGTTCAGGTTGTTATCCCGAAAGACCAGTTGGAACCAGCGGATACTGGGCGAGGTCAGGTTGGTGTGTATTTTCGATGCCAGTGTGTCACAGGCCACGGCTGCGGTGGAGTCGTAGATAAAACGCCTGCGCCATTCGACTTCGAGCATCGACTGTTCCGGCTTGAAGAACTCACCGCGATACGGGACCACGTATTTCTCAATCGCCTGGAAGGTGTTATCCAGAGTCTTACGCTGGGATACCAGTGCATCGAACCGCAACCTGATCTGCGAACCGTCCATCTTACGTCTCCATATCTATAGTGACTGCTTTCTTGGATCGCAGGATGGGTGTGCCGTCATCGTTCCACGCCACGAAGTTCGGGGGTCGCCTGCGCCATTTGCCCCCAATGTCATAGTTCAGATTATTCGGGTCCGGATCGGTGATTTGCTTACCTTCCGGAATCTTTTTGACCAGTGGCCGACCGGCACGGTCAACAGCAACGAATTCGCCTTCGGCAACAGCTTCTTTGCTTTCGGCATCGTAGAGTGCCAGTTTGGCTTCCAGTTCAGGTCGTGTACCTGCTCCGCCCAGACCCCGTTTGGAACAGAGTCGTTTCAATTCCACGTATTTCAGATGATCGTACATTTAGCGTTTCCTGCCTGCATTGCGGTGGACCATCTTGGCCTTGCTGTTGCTTTTGGGCATCATGTCCTTGGTGTCCTGCTGATAGCTGGATGTCGGCATCTTGGTGTGAACTTTGGGACCACATTTCTTTGCTTTCATGCTGTCATACTCCTTTTAACTCTGGGTTTACGTCCGGACTTGCGTGTCTGGTTCATCAGTACCCCGTGTTTCCGTATCATCATAGCACCGTAGCGGGTGGCATCCATAATATCGTCATTGGTTTTGTCGATCTGGCCGTTCTCACGGTGATAGAGGCGTTTCTCCCTGAAGAACTCTTTACAGGTATCGACCACCTTGAAACGGTCGGTACGCATACGGTCATTCAGTTCCGCGATTCCAGGTTCGACAAATCGGGTGCCGTCTTCGTTACAGAAGTTGATGGTGTTTCTGAGTCCGGCTTCTTCGTAATAAGCTCGAAGTGTCTTGCCACTGCCCTTTTCCCGTGTGTCAATGTCTGGCGGGAATACACAGGGGGCAAAATCCAGATAGCTGTTCGCAGCCGCAGCGTGTAGAGCAGCCGCCGAACCGGATTCTGAATAGGTTCTAAGGACGTATATACGGTCAATTTCTGGATCATAAGCCATCCATACGATAGCCGTGGGATGTGAAATACCCAAATCCATTGCTCGGATATAACGCAACCACGGGATTGAAGTGATGGGTTTACCTGTTTCCTCGATAAACCCGCTGGTGGTAATGGCACTGTCGGCACAGGTATAGACCAGACCCTCACCAAAGAACGGTATGCCCTTGGAGCGCATGTCGATTTCATGGTCTGGAATACCGGCCAGCAGGACTGCTTTCTTTTCCTCCGTCATGTGCGGAGCCTGGTCCCATGCAATCGGTCCGATAAACAACTGGGACTCATCACGGTGTTCCATGAAGTTAGTGACCAGTTGGGTCGAGCCTTTTTCAGGGGTCATGGTGTATCCGATATGACCACCTTTACCCATATTGCCGTTCGCTGTTCTAACGTTAAGCTGGCCCACCAGTTCGTCAGGTGGACACTCGTCGACCCAGATTCGGCAGATTCTTGCGCCAGCAAAAGAGAGTGAGCCTGAGCCTGTTTTGGACTGAGATGAAGTACGAAGGACGATGCTGGCTTTTCCATATTTACTCAGAACCTCTATACGTTTAGCGACATTCGGAACCTGCGACCACTCGATTCTGCCGATCTCATCTTTATGTATCCAGCCGCCGGTAAAGTGCTTACGGCCTTTTTCCGGTTCGACAATATCGCCAAACAGTTCCGGCTGAACCACTGCCCGTAGTTGTTCGGCATCAACCGCCAGAGCGAGCAGCAAGGGTGCATGGGTATAGCGATAGCCTTTCCACCAGGCCGGATACTGGCCGGTCGCATCGAGCGCAAAGTGATAGCCTTCAGAGACGGTCTTACCGATCTGGTTTGCAGCCATCGTCATCCACTGCTGCTTGAAGGTATCGAATCCTTCCAACTGCCAGTCGTACCAGCAGTCACGGGTCATCGCCTTGGTGTTATCCCAGGGATTAAAGTCCCGTTTATGTTCTTTCTTGTACTGCTGAATTGCCTTCAGAACCTCCAGCTTTTTCTGCATCTGGGCGATTTCTTCAGGACTGTACTCACGATCCGGCAGGGAACTCACATCACCATCCCAGTTCATCCTTCTTCAGTTCACGCATCATCTCAATACGCTCACGCTTCAGTTTCGCCTTTTGAAAACGTAACGCATAGTCACCCATCTTCAATAACACAACTTCATCCGGATCAATCAATCCAGCCTTCTTCATCTGCACAATATCCTTACCACGCTTACTGAACGCCATAACCAACTCCTCCGCGTTCTGTCGAGAGTAGCACAAAGCAGTAACACAAAACATACGAATATAACTTCACGCTATTTAGTTCATCTATACAAATCTAAAATCCATGCTACTCTGGTGGGGCGGGGAAGTTCAGGCAGTAACCCGTTTAAACAACACCATCCTCACTATACATCATTTATATCGTTTGATACAAATACCTTGTAAGAAAAAAAATACTGACTGGTAGGTATATATCAATCTGCATCCGCGCTTCCGGGGGTGGGGGGTGTCGAAGACACTTTCTCAGGCGAAGCCTTTTTATCCACGGGTAAGAGGATGGGTGGATCGAGTCCAGCTTCCAAAGCTTGTGCTTGTAGGTCATTGATGTTATTGGATATCTTGTGTTCAATCTCGATTGCTACCGCTTGGAAGTTGGGGACCGTCTTACGGTATACCTCTATCGCTGTAGCTAGCCTTGCAGGTCTATGTTCGACACTTCCATCCAATGTTTCATTAA